ACCGGATTCTGCTGGTCGCTCACCATGTCCAGATCCAGCCCGTCGTTGTCCTGCCCGCCGGTCGTGAAATCGTTGTAGCGGGCCGTGCGGGTGCCCCATACGCGATTCGGGTAGGCGGTCGACCCGGCAACGACCAGGCGCTGCTCGTACAGCGTCACGGCGCGCGGGTAGCCGTTGGTCGCGTTCCAGATACGGGTTTCCATCGACCACGAGGCGGCGGGCGCCGGGGTGGTCCCCGTGAGCGCCGAACGCACCTTGCCCGCGACCACCGTGGTGCTGGTAAACCCCGTGATCTCGACCACCCCGCCGTTGATGTGGACGTAGCGGGCGATGTCTGTCGTGGGCGCGCTCTTCCAGCCTGCGGCGGAGAGCGTCAGGTTGATTGCAGCGCCCTCGGGGCCGGCCACGGACGGCGTAAGCGTGGCCTTTGGGCTCTCGGTTAGGGTCCAGTTGCCCGATGTGAGCAGGACGGCGGAGAAGGCGTCGCTGATGTCCACGGTGACCACGGTTGTGCTGGTGTAGCCCACGATGGTCGCAACACCGTTTCCGGAGGTGATCTGGCGGCCCACGTCAGCCGCTTCGAACACGGTGGCGGCACCCGTTGCTGTCACGCCGCTGCCGCTCACGGCTCCGAGGGTCACGTTCGCGGCGGGCTTGGTGCCGATTTCTTCGTGCGGTTCAACCACGAAGGTGTAGACCGCGAGCTTCCACGCAGCATGACCGGACCGGGTCAGCCGTCGGATCGGGTAGCGCGGGTGCACCAGGAACATCGTGTCGGCCGACTGCACCCAGTTCAGCTCTTCGAGGTCGGCCTCCGCGTAGGGCGTGACGATCTCGTAGGGGACGCCAGGGGAGGATTCGACCTGCCCGCCATCCTTGAACACCCGCATGTAGAGATCGCCGAACTCTAGGACGTAGGCCTGCGTCGCGGAGAACACGAACGCCACCGCGATCGACTCCTTGATGCCGTACTTCGTGGCGGCAACAAAGCGCAGCCCCGGGTGACGGTTGGCTCCACCGTAGACCAGCGGGTAGTAGCCCTCCATGATCGCGGCCGCGTTCTGGTAGCGCGCGATGTCGACCCGCCCCAGCAGCCGCGGGGAAAGCTCCCCGGCCGTGAAGTTGGTTTGGATCTTCTGGGAGCGGGCCATCCTAGCCCCGCACGGCGATGAGCGGGCTGTCCCCGAAGTCTTCCGGGGTGTCTTCCATTCCGTTGACCGAGCGGGCCTGCTTCAGGTGATACTGGTACAGCTTCACCATCGCGTCCTGCTGGGACTGCGACTTCGTGATCGGGTAAGCCATATTGGCCGCCATGCCGGCGACCATGGCCATCGTGAGCAGCGAATCGTAGCGGGTCACGTCCACCAGGCTGTAGACGTAGCGCAGGTAGCAGATCGGCGAGTCCATGAGGATGTAGCCGTCGCTCATTTCATACTCGGGGGTGTCCCCCGCAAGACCCACCGACATCGTGCGCAGCCAGCCACCAGGCAGCAGGAACTGGTAGGCCCAGTCAAAGGCCGGGCCGGGTGTTGCCGGCGCGAGCGCCACACGTTTCGTTGCACAGTTCCATGGATGCGAACGCAGCACAGTGTCCCGCACGAGCGCCCAGAGGTTGGCCGAGAGCCTCGCGCCGGCGCCGTCCTCGTCGAAGGACGCGATCGGGTTCGCCCCGAGGAGGAGCAGCGCATTACTGCAAATTTGAACGTCTGAGGTGGCGGCCATTGTCTGCGCTCAAAAAGGTGCCGCCGGGTTGTTCCAGCCAACAGAGGGAGGAGGTCTCTATCGGCCGGCCCGGCGGCATAAGCCTTGGGCTTAGTTTTCGACGAACTGACCCTTCAGGCTGACGGTGCCCGCAGCGGTCGCCGCCGCAGTCAGGGTGCCCACCACGTCGTAGTACTTGCCCGGGTCGGCAGCCAGGCCGAGCAACTGCCATAGCGGCTGTTCGATCTTCGCCACGTCGGCAGGGCCGGTATTGGCCTCATACGTGATGTCGGCGCCCAGCACGTCAGCCGTAGCGATCGACACGGCCGACGCGAAGAAGTCCACATCGACCGCGGCGCCGCCGTTGGCCAGGGTGTCGTATAGGCCCACGTCCATCGCCGCGGAGGTGACCGCATCCGAGTACTTCCGGATCGCGTTCGGTCGCCAGGACGAGATCACCCGGAAGAAACGCAGGGTGGATCCGATCGAGTCGCCGTTCGCGACCTCGACCGTGCCAACGAACTCTCGCACCTTGCCTTGCGCGATCAGTGCCGAGGTTTTGACGGGCGGACCGGCATCCGCATTGGTAACGCCCGTCGCTTTGGTGTTGACTACTGCCATGTTTGCTTACTCCTTAGAAGTTTGGTTGGAGCCAGCGGCCTGCGCCGCCGGCGTCCGCGGTTACTCGTAGCAGCCGATCTCGACGACACCCTCGTCCTCGACCCGCACCGCGCCGAGGGCCATGCGCGCGAATACCTGCACGCTCATGTTTTTCTGCGGGAGCTTGTCGATGGAGGTGACGATGTCCTTGCCGATGCCGAGCTTGATGCAGGGCTTGCACCACGCCAGCGCGTACCGGGTGGTGCTGGACTTCGCCAGCCGTTCCGAGCGGATGAACTTGAATCCGAGGAACGTGTCAATCGCGCCGTTCGCCAGGGCCTTCACGCTGTTGTAGTCGACCGACTTGATCTCCGTCGTGCCGTAGAGATTGGTCAACTGCTTCGACGAGCAGGTCAGGAAGCGCGTGGCGATATTGGCTTGCTGGCCGCTCATCGCGGGGTCGTGATCCTCGATCACTTCGGCAGAGTCAAGCAGCTCCTTCACGCTCAGCAGCTTCGCGAGAGTCAGCCCGGTGCCGCCTTCCGCGATCTTCTGCCCGGCCGGAAGCGCGGTCGTGCCGGTGTTGGTGCGGGCGCTGCCACGGCCTGCGGCGTAGAGCACGTCGTCTTTGGCGCGGTTCATCGCCGAAACGGCCATGCGGGTGTAGGCAGAGGCCGGGTCTATGAGCAGACGGATCTCGTCCAACTCGTCGACCAGATCGGCCCAGCCCTTGTCCTGAAGGTCGATCCACCGACGGCTGTGCGGGGTGTTAACGTACTGGGTATCGCCGTGCCGCGTGTTGATGTCGTACGCCTCGGTTTTGCCCACCCGCTCGACGGACTTCGACTGGCCGATGATGCCGGTCACCACTTCCACGCAGGACTCGAACCGCGATTGCAGTTGCTGCGCGAGCGTGTAGAAGTTGGCTTCGTACTGGTTGACGAACGCTTCGGTAATCTGTGTGGACATCTGAAGGACTCCTAATTGAGTTGAAAAAGTTCTTTCAGCTCGGTCAGGGTGTCCGCCAGTGAAAGCCGGGCCTGCCTATAGCCGCTCGTGGTGCACCTGCTATTTCGCGGGCCCTTGCGGGGTATCCGCCCTGCTGTTGACCTTGCGCGCGCTCTGGGCCGTTGCCGGGTATCCTGCGCTTACGGGTCGGTTAGAGTTTGGCCGACGGCCGCGAGCGATTCGCTGCCGTTGTTTCGCCTTTCGAAAAGAGTTTCTGGGCTTCCTTAATCAGTTCCCCATGCTTCGGATCCCGCGGGTTCCAGTAGGCGGGGTCAGCGAAGATCTGATCGAGCCTGCCGGTTGTGGCACCTCCATCGCCGCTGTTGGGCGCCACGTCCTCTTTCAGATCGCGGCCCACGGCTTCGAGCAGCTGCATCACCACCGGGTGATTGCCGATCGCGTCCCTGGTCTCGGCGTTGCGCAGGGTCTCTGGCACATACTTCATGAACGCCCGGTGCGCGGATTGCATGCGCGGGGACTTCGGGTTGGCAGCATCCGGCCCCCACACCTTCGTGAGGGCCTCGCGGCCGGTCGCCATCGCGTGTTCGAAGCCGGAGGACACCATATTCTTCGTCATGCCAAGCATGCCGGTCAGGGCCTTATCGTACTGGCCCTGCGAGAGCTTGGCGTCGTGGGCGAACTGATTGAACGACGAGAGGAACTCATCCGGCAGCTTGAACTCGCCGCCGCCGGCGGTTTTCAGCGCCTCGTAGACAGTCTCCGGCTTGTAGCCCTCGGGCGTCTCGGGCGGCAGTCCACCCGCGCCCATGCGGCCTTCGAGCGCCGCGCGCGCCGCGTCGACCTTGGCCAGCGTTGCCGCGGCGTCGAGCTTCCCGTCGGCACCCTTTACCTGGTATTTCTCGGGGACGCCGGCGAGTGGGTCGGCAGCCACAGCCGCCACGCCGTCACCAGCAGCTGCCGCAGCGGCCGAAAGGAGCGTGCCTTTACCTGCCCCCGACGCTGCTGCACCGCCAGTTCCACTGTTGACGCCCGATGCGGCCCCACCTGCATCTTCACCTGATCCAGGTCCACCAGCCGCGCCACTCGCCCCGGATACAACCCCATCAGCAGCGCCGCCTGTTCCGTCTCC